CTGCCCGCCATAACGTATATACTCGTAGTCATCTCCCATGGTCTCAGCACTAACTGTCCAGTGTACGTTCTTAAACTTACATGCTAAATCAAATACTCGAGTATTAGTGTGACTTAGGTTAGTATTAATGCGTAAACTTACATCTGGATTGTGTTTGAGTAGTAGCTCTAACAGTTCCTCGTTCTCTGTCATAAGCATAGGCTCACCACCTGCTAGGTAAACATTCTTTAAGTTCTTAACATTATCAAAAACATAGTTACGCAAGTCTGTGTAGTTGTCTTGGTTTGGTTTAGGTTGTTGTACATTTAATTCTTGTGCCCATTTACTGCTAAACTCTGGACCACAATATATACAAGTAAAGTTACATGTGTTTTGCCAGCGCACATCTATTTGGTGTAGTTCGTGTGTGTTATGATCGTATATACCACGGTCTACATTGCGTAGTTCTTTAATATAGTATTTCCTATCACTTACAATGTTAAAGTCTGTTTTTTGTTCTTCTAATTTATGACATCCCTGACAACTCGTATGTTTGTTATTGCTTTGGTGTGCTTGTTGTATTTCCGTATTTTTACTGCCCAACACAATATCACGTATTGGGGTAGTCTTTAAATCGCCTATGTCCTCGTATGCTCTGATACAGTTCTTAACTTGTCCATCATGGTTTACCATTATGCCTGTCCAGGGAACAGGGCAACGTATTTCACTAGTAACGTATTCTTTTGTATCCATTATGCTAGACTTATGTCGTAAATTTCCATACCTACCTCATCTGATTCTAGTATACGTACTAATTTGCTTACCCAGGCATGCACATTGGCTCCACCTTCCCCTTGAGTATCTACTTTACCCGGACGCACAACTACTAACTGTGGCCATGTCATCTTGTTGCGCAATACTTCAACTGCTGATTCAAGTGTTCTCTTTTGGTGATGGTACTTTATCATGTCGTAACCCTTAAGGCAACTAACTGTCATACCTGCCATCATACTACTGATATTAATAATCTTTTTACCAGGCTTGTCTTTCCAGTGTTCGTAAACATCAAATAGCAATTCTGTTTGTGCGTAGCCTTGTTGAGCATTGTTAAAGAACCAATCTGCCTGTGCTACTCGTTCTGCTATACGTTCGTGGTGTCTTATATCCCAACCATTGCGCATGCTGTAGTCTAGTACAGAGTGTCCTTTTTGTACAAAATGCTCCAATATTGCTTTACCAATACCGTTAGTTCCACCTGTAATTGCTATCTTCATAAGTAGTCCTTGTAGTTAATCTTTCTGATAGTATCCTGATACAGCAACCATTCTGACAGTTTGTGGCTGTTGTCCTGCTCTGTGCCCACTACTTCAAAAAGATCCTTAGCAGGCTCTGTTAAAAAATTAGTATGTCGTACACTTAATACATCTGGAGATTCTAAAAATGCCCATGCCCAATTTACTTTTTTATCCTCGCAAAACTTCTTAATGTTAGGATAGTCTTGCAAGTTTAATGCACTTATTGTTGACCACACATCTAAATGAAAGTTATCATTTTTAAATTTGTTGTAGTAGTTAAATTGTTTTAACCATGTTTTCCAAGTAATAGGCCAACGTAAGTAGTCGTGTACTTTTTTGGTACCGTCTAAACTCATAGTTATTGTAACATCAATACCACGCTTTAACAACGGCTTTGGATCTATACGTAGACTGCCGTTCGTGTTTATTCTTATGTAACGTACATTTTGTGGAGGATGTTCTAGCAATTTCTTATAGTTAGGACTTGCTGTAGGCTCGCCACCGTTTATGTCTAGTTTAATTATACGTTCTTGCGGGAAATCATAAAACTTATCAGTATTGTCAACGCTAATTTTATTATTTGCTATTGCGCCAAACTTTGTACTAAGATGTGGGTTGCAATGTTGACATGCTGAGTTGCAGATGTTATCTAATACTCCGCCTATTATGAGATAGTCTTTGCGTATGTTATACAGTTCTTGATGTTGCTTTTCAGCATACTGTCTTATGCTTTCTTTGCCTTCGTTTTCACTTACTTGACATCTGATACATTCGTCTGGCCAGTCCTTTAAGTTTTGATTCCACTCACTTGCATTCATTTCATTAAATGAGTTAAAGCGTGGCGGTCTAACCATATGCCCACAACGACTAACTGTGCCATCTGGATTTAATCTTGCAAAATGTCTAAATCTCGTACAATTCATGTATAGGCTCGTTAAAAAATGTTATGCTTAAAACAATGCGTGGTCCATACGCAATCTTAACACCGTGTGGTATTTGGCTATTGAATACTATCGGTTTAGTAAACCACTTGTGTGTAATTATGTCTGAGTTTGGTGCCCAACCTTGTAAGTCGGGTACTTCTCTACCAAAGTTGTCTAATTTTAATCGTCTGTAACTAATATCCTCATCGTACCAATAGTTTATATTACCAACACAATTTTGTATAGGTATATTAAGTTTAGCAACTACAGGTTTTGCATCTACGTGTAAGTCTAAGTGTCTAGTAAGATATGTACAAGCAATATCTCTAGGTGCTAGTTTTAAGTCTTTTATATATTTCATTAAACTAGGACAACTACGCAAACATGTAGCCTCGTCTATATCGTTCCAACCTTCTTCCAAAGTATAACCAGCAAGATGCTCTAACACTTCCTGTTGTATATAGATTATATCGTGACACTCTAGTTCTTTAAATGCTTGCATGTATGTTTTTACTATGTTCAAAAACTTCTTGATAGTAGTACTCATAGTTAACTTTTAGTACACGTATAAGTTCATTGAAGTGTACTTTCTCACCTAAGTAACTTTCCCATACCATTTTGTCGCATGTCATATAGAAGTGTGCTTTGTGTGTTGTAGGCACATCCATTGTATATTGATAAGGTACTTCGTGAAAATCTGTAATCTCTCCAATGGCGTCTATGTTTTTTAAAACAAAACAGGCTGACTTTTTCATAAAACGGTGTAAGTTCACTAAAGCATAAAACTGTGGGGCATAGTGCCTGTTTAAAAACAAGTAACGTACTGCATCTTCAACTCTAATACCAGTTTGCTGTACAAACGTACTTACTCCGCTTTTAAATCTCGCCATCGGTTCTCGCCAATATGCTATAATTGTCCTTGCTTGTGATATTTCCTCAATCGTTGCTAACTCGTAACCCTGTCTATCCAAACTGCTAGATGCATTTTTTAATATTTTAGCCACAAGTTCGCCAGACGGCAGTTTATATACCTCAGGACTATTAGGAAATAATTCGTAATCTAATTGTGTAAGCATATTGAATGTAGTATTAAAGCAGGTACCCACCTGGGTACCCACTTCTAACTACTTACTACTAGGAGGTTTCTGTTACTTCTGTCTGTTTCTAATCATAGCCAAAATGTCTTCTGCTCTCTGACTACTTGGCTTTGCATCTTCTACCGGTGCAGTTGCTTCTGTAGGTACCTCTACTGCAACAGGCTCAGGGGTTGCTTCTACAGTTGGTGCTGGTGCAGGAGCAGGCTGTGTTGCTGGCGCACTTTCTCTAGGTTGTGCGTTAGCAATTTGAACGCCTGCTGGTCTATAGTAACTTCCCCATTTTTCTGCATCATATGGTTGCCCATCTACTGATGCTTCAAACATCTCTTTCATAACTTTAAGAGCTGTCTCGTCTGGACGCTTGGGCAAGAAGTCTGCTAGATTGAATAAACCATATTGTTCTATAGCCGCGGTTTCTGTTGATGTAAGTGCAGACTCTCGCCTTGCCCAATTACTTGTAGAGTAGTCACTGTAACCACCTTTTGTAGTTTTAACTACTCTGAAGTCTAAACCTTGTGTATAGTCAGTTGGCAACTCAACCATGTCTGGGTCAAGTAGTGCTGACTTAATTAAGTTAAAGATTTGTGGACTAATTACAAATCTGCGAATTGGGTTTTCAGGTGTTGTATCTTCCTGCATTGGATTCTCTTTAACAAAACCTTGAAACAAGTAACTACGTTTTTTCCAGTACTTACGACCCATGTCCTCAAGACTCTTGTCTTTAAACCATGTTCTAACTTCTGCTAGAATAGGACAGGATTCTCCCCACATCTCAACACAGGGTACTTGTACCTGTACGGGTTTGCTGTCTGCTTGTCCTTTAATACCCTGGAAAGGTAAACGGATCATAGCACGTTCTACCCAGAAAAAATCGTTTTTAGTATCTCCATCAGGAAGGAACCTGATAGTTGCGGTCTCACCTTCTTTTATGTTCCAGTGTGCAAAGATAGCATTGTCGCCACCTCCACTTGAACTACCGCCTTGTCTTGTTTCTTGTTGTTGCAGTCTTGCTCTGATATCGGCCAATGATGTTGCCATAATGTTTTCTCCTTAATAAGTTTGCCATAATGTATGCCTAATATGCACACACCACTTTAGTAGTGTACGCAATTTTATTTATCTAGTCAATGCTAAACGGTTAAATTTACTATTTAATTCCGCTTAATCTTTTAATATCTTCTGCCGTTGTTTCACCGTGTTTCTTTTTCTTTTTGTCTGTAACTGCATCGATGAAATCTTCACTAGCATCGCCACCCAGTGTTTCCAT